GAATATTGTCTCAATCCTCTTTCTTGCCTTTGCAAACGGAATGAATGTCGGTTTCCAGTCCTTTTGGTTGAGCCGATATGGACACTCCAGTCTTATGTGTGCGGTTTCGAACAAGTCAAGCTGTACGTCAGTTCCAATATACCCTTTGTCACCATAGATGCTACAGTCGTGATAAGTATGTTTTACATCCTTCATATAATGGAGGTCAGCCACACTTGCCTTTGACAGATCATAGGAATGGATAACTCCACTTAACCCACAGATAGCGTGTAACTTATAACCAAAATAATACGTGTTCTGCGAAGCACAGAAGCCGAAGTCGGGAGCTTGCGAGAAATTGCCGGTACGTCCCATCTTGCAACGTTTTCCTCTTGCAACCCTACAAACCTCTATTGGCTTGGAGTCAACAAAGAATTGTTCCTCTCCGCCATCCATTTCCATGGCAATCCGCTTGCGCAGTTCCTCACACAGGCCTGCCGTTTTCTTCCTGCGGTCATTAAACTGTCTCCTTGATATGAGATTGGGAATGCTGTCCTTGTATTCTTGCAATTTATAGTCGAACAACCACTTCTCACTATCAATGCTCTCGGTCTCTGCCGTCAGGGATAGCGCCACCACTTCCAAATCCGAAAACTTGGGAACAGGACCACAACGTGGAACATTACCAGATTCATTGACGAGATTTTCAGAGAATTGCTTGCATATCTCAAGTATTTTGACGAATTTTGTATAAAGGTTGTACATACGATGGTTTGAACTTAATGTTTTGATCACCACTAAGTTACTAAAAAACAACGATATGTACAACCTTTTACTCATATTTATCAACTTAAATTAATTCCTCCAACGGGTCTATATTATATGATTCGACAAACTTGTCGTAATCAATAATGATAGCACTTGTGGAGGTGCTCTTTTGCTGTCTGATTTTAACCATCGAACCGTCGTGGGTATTAACAGTATCGACTGTTTCTTCCCATGTAAATCGCCTTGAAGAGACTGTTCCTATATAGGAAGAATGGCTGCGCAGGTTCTGTTCTATTGTAGACAGGGTGCTATTTTCATTATTATATCCGCTTCTATCGAAGATACTGAACACCGCACTCAAGCGTAGGAACATGACATTAGTACCAGCTTCGAATGTGAAGGTCTTTGAATCTCCACGTGAGTCTTTTCCTGTGACCTTCTTAGGCTGTTCGATGAGGAACTCACGGCCCTCAAGGATATGCCTCGTGTCAATCATGTTGTTCATCGCAGTGAAGAACATTGCGAGCTTATCTGTGCTACGAATGAGTGACAACTGGAATTTCACCTTTTCTTGAACAATCTTGAAAAAGTCATCGTAGGTAAACGGTAGATGAAGGTTTGAATACCTCTCTATCAGTTTCACTGTTCCAAGGAAGAGGGAAGCTGTTTTCATCAAGCGGTCCATCTCGCCAGAGTTGATGATGTCTTGCTTCAGTTCGTTATAAGCCTCTTGTTTAAGGCTCCTAAAATGGTCCATGAACATAGGACGCAGTTCAAGTATCTGAAGAAGCACGTTCGAAAGGCCTATCTTATTAGGATCTTCTATCGTCTTTAACTCGTCGAAGATGCGCACCTCTTCAGGTGTGCGGTTACGAGGCTTAGGTACCTCGCAGACAATCACACGACTCATAAGCGCATTATCATCACGCTGTGGTGTCTCTTGACCGCAGATAATGACAGGGGCAAATACCTTATCGTTCTCAATCTCTCGTCCAGAGGTTCCTTTTCGCTTTTGCTTACCATCACCATCATACACGATACCTTTCAGAGCTTGGAACTTGGTGTCGCTGATATCCTTATTGTTGTATTCATCAAGCACGACAGGGACATCTTTAAAAGTTCCCATGATGGTAGACATCGCAGCGTCGGTACCAGTGTTAAGGTTGAAGATAGGTATATTAGGAGAAATGAATAGTGAGCGGATTGATATCGCAATCTGTGTCTTACCTGATGACATCGGCCCCATGAAGAATGGAGCAGTAAAAAGTCTATCGATGCAGTGGATGTTGCTTCTAAAGGCACACATTATGGCAAAAACTAAGGCCCATTTACCATTGTCGTTAATCTTATATACCTGGTCCATCAGCGAAGCCCACTTTTCGAAGCTGACCTTCTTCTCAGCAGGTACCTCCTTGTATACGAGCTGACTTATAAGTTCATACTTATCTGATTGCTTACCGCTTCCTGCATAGATAGTAGAGAAAGCAGGGAGGTAGTAGTTATTCTTGTTATGCGTAACCACACCCAGTTCATTAACGGGGTCGAACACCCACTGACCGTCGACGTTGTGAAAGATACCATTGGCAAAGGCAAAGAACTGTTCATCTGTCTTTCGACTCATTCCTTCGCTCTGCTGATTACCGTAGGTCTTCACCTCTGAGCACATTACGAAATGGCGACTCATGTATGTTTTAATAGCCTTCCATTGCCATTCTTCGCCGTTGAAATTAACTGCCTCGTAGTTGATTAAGACCTCCTCGATAGAGGACATCTTCAGCATCGCTTTAGAAGGTATTTCTATATATATAGGTGTCTCGTAATATCTACGATTGATACGCAGCACACGCTTATTTTGTTCGAAATCATCAGAGAATATATGGAGCAATGGAGTCATAAAAAAGTCTGCGACTTGTGTCATGCCATTGCCATTCTTATTGCGGAACATATAACACACAGGCTCGCTCTTCTTGTTGAGTCGTGGGTAATAGCCACTCTCTTTCCACATCCTTCTGTACTCTTCGTTCTCTTGTACATAGTCTGGAGGTTCGTTCACGTCGAACTCTTCGTCATCGAGGTTGTCTGCTTGCATACTCACCTTCATTGCAGACTTACGCTTGAGGACGAATGGCTTTCTTATCTCGTCAAACTGACCCTTGGTCAGCTTGAGCAAAGAACAGTAATGATTTCTATTTATGGTTATAACAGTTTCGTCCGCATAGGACGTTAGTTCGATACAACGTGAAACAAGAGGAACTCGGTCTCCATTGAAGTTTTCGAAGAACTTACCGTGCAATGCTATGTAATAGTCAAGGAACGAACCTGTACTATCACTGAAGGTCATATCTATCCTAATACCTGCACGAAACATCTCTGTGAGAGTATGCAAGTAATTATTTTCATCTCCATCATCTGTAATGCTGCAACCTGTCTCTGAAGAAATAAAATAACAATAGACTCTTCGTAACTCTTGGATATCGTTGGTTGAAGGCCGTCCAGATACATATACGATAGGTTCTTCTCCATACCCATCGAGGAAATCTTGCATTACAGAGGTGATGATTGCAGGACGGTCACTTTCAAGATTATCTTTCAACGCATCGATACCGAAGATGCCAGTCTGTGTGTTTGTCTGCACAGCAGACTCTTTCAGTTTGTTACGAATATTTCGTACCTTATTATCAATGATACCAATTTTGCTTCTAAAGTCTTCTGTAATCGTCTTGATATATTCGAGGCGGAGAACGGGGTCTTGCGCACACGCTACGAGGGTACAGATGGAATTCAAGCAGTCTGTTATAACAGTTTCGTCCTTGCAGCCTCGTGGGAGGATCATGCGCTTGAATGCCTTTGGGAAGGGTTCTGTTAAGTCCTTCAGTTTTTTACTTGTGAGGCTGCCATTTGCTTTTGCGAACTCGTCTGGGTCCATGCCTTTCTCGAGGCGGATGCAACGCACCTTTGCTCCAGCCTTCAGAAGCAGCTCGCAGTTCTTTAACGAAGCCTTGACTCCAGCAGGGTCTGCATCGTAAATCATGATGATATCATCGGTGAAGCGTAGCAGTAGCTTCACCTGGTCATCGGTGAAGGCCGTACCGCTTCCACCTACGACATTCTCAACACCTACCTTGTTAAGAGACATAACGTCAAACTGGCCTTCAACAAGATAAGCGAAGCCTGTCTTACCTATGCTCTTGCGTGCCTGGTATAATCCGAATATGTGCTTACCCTTCGTGAATAGAGGTGTTTCGCCTGTGTTTACATATTTACCAGTCTTATCGTTTGGAGTCACTATTCGGCCAGAGAAACCTATGATATGACCTTGCATGTCGTAGAAAGGAAACATTAAGCGGTCACGGAATCGGTCGTATAAACGACCTTCGCTATTCCCAAGGACATCAACCTCTTGTAATAGTTCTTGTGAATAACCTGCTTTAGAAAGTTCTGCAAGGGCAAGGTTGCCCATGGGGGCATAGCCGACACCGAAGTCGGTCAACGCTTTATCTGAAAGACTATACCCACGTGATGAAAGGAAACTCTCCGCTTGCCCAAGGTTCTTCTGAAAGAACTTTGCAGCAGCATCTATTGCGATGCGCTGTGCTTCCTTTCTCTTGTAGGCAGCTTCTTCCTCTGGTGTGAGTTCCTTGGTAGGGAACTCGATGCCTGCTTGATTTGCACACCATCGGAGTGCTTCCATGAAGCTAATGTTCAGATGATTCTGAACAAAGGATATGACATCTCCACTCGCTCCACATACGAAGCAGTGATATGTCTGTCTTGATGGGCTGACCACCATTGAAGGAGAGTGGTCATCATGAAAGGGGCATACGCCCTTATAATTCGCACCTGTCTTGTGCAGGTGGGTAAAGGTCTCTATTACATTTACAATATTCAGAGATGATTTAACCTTTTCAATGAAATTCTTATCTATCATATTCCTTATTCCTCATTTTCCTCGAAAAACGTCAATTGACGTGATTCGAAGGCTTCTTGAATGGTTAAGCCCAAGTAATCCGCTATTGCAGCGTATTCCTTAGCTGTAATAGATTTTCTGCCGTAGTACAAGTCCCACCAGCGACGCTGATTGATATTAGTCTCTTGATAGAATGCTCTTGTCGGACTGAAATCCTCTGGATGCCGGAATTTAGTCTTCAACATCTGCATTAATATATTTCTCTTGATAGCTGTTTTTGGAGAGATTCGCTTCCGTAGTACATAGAGTCTGACGGACATTGAACTTCTGTTAAGATACGCAGCCATTTTTTCAAGAGAGACTTTACCAAGATTCTGTTGAATGTACTCAGCTTCCTCTGCGGTCCACCGCTTTTTCGTTTCTTTACAATTCATTTTCATCTTTCATAATATTTCTAAATTCTTTATCAAAGATCAAAATCCGTAGTCGGTCGGCTTTAGATACGTGCCCAAAATTACATTGAACATAAGCCCGTAATGCAGCACGTAGTAGTTCAAGATCCCACTCTGTAAGATCTTGAATGGAGTAATTACCCCAACGATCTACATCTACAAACATTGCTTTCTTAAATATTCTGTTAGTCCATGTCTTATTTTCTTTCTAACAGACGGAGTAAACTTTAACTTTTCGTTCGAGTTCTTGTAATAAAACCTAAGGCTCATTCTGAAGCCCATTTTGCGGATAGCCTTTTTTCTAACTTTTCTAATGCTGGTCATAGTTATTCAAATTTAAGATCATACATTTTGTTTCTTTCCAACGAGCTACCAAAGACTCCTATAAGGTCACCATCTACTTTATTTTCTTTCCATTCAAATTCAGTAGAGAAACCCTTTCCTTTCTCATCCCAAATGATACCTTCATTCTCGAGATGACCCGTCACTTGTCGGACATGCCCATGGTTTAGTTTCATCTCGTCTATTACGATACCTAAGTTTAATGCGTCAATTGCTTTTTCAAATTCCTTTGTTTTCATAAGATTGTTTTATTTGTTTTACATTCTTTTTCCGTAGAATACTGAACATACTTTTCAAGTAAATTACAGTAAATACCATTTATGCACATGCGATGATAATCACAGTGCAAGCACTCCTTAAACATCAGGCCAGAGTTCTTTCTCAGGGATATTAAGGTAATCTGATATCACCTTCCTCTTCAGAGGGTCTGGAGTAAAGTCGCCTCTCAACCATCTATATACTGTGGACTCATTCACACGGCATAATTTACTTAATTTCATAATCTCTTCATACCGTTGATTGGGAAGAGAATCGATGTACTCTTTAAATCTCATTTTTTATATTTTTAATGTTCATTTTATTGCGCTCTCGATAGATTTTTACTATTTTCGTAGCGAAAGTTATACTTTCGTAGCGCAAAGTTCTAACATTTATTTGAAATAACCAAATAAATGAGAGATTATTTCTCTCATTTCTTAAATAATAATGAAAATGGAAGAAGAAACTATTACAACTCGAATTGCTCAATTGATGAAAAAAGAAGGGCACACGGTGAACACATTTGCTCGTAAATTAAACATTCCTTGGAGTTCTGCGAATAATATCGTGTCTGGTAGGAATGCTCCTAATTATGAGACCATAATGAAGATATTAACCAGTTTCAGCGGAATAGATGCTAACTGGTTGATTATGGGAGAGAAAAAGGAGGAGGAAACGGATAAAGATAAACTGTATTCTATAATATCAATGCAACAGAAGACCATAGAACATCAGCAGCAAACCATCGAGCGTTTGACTGCTAAGCTCGTTGAAGGAGCGTCTGAAAAACCTGCTAAAAAAGTAGCGAATGTCGTGTGATTAGGATGCATCCGAAAAGGATTAGAGAGTGATTTTACGGTATAAGTTGTCAAATATTTGAAAGAATAAATCTCTCAAATATTTGACTTGCAAAGACATATCAAAAGTACAATATCGGTGAAAACTCGGTGAATTTTTAGCAAAAAACTAAAATGCCCCTATTGAAAATCAGCGTATTAGAAAGATAAAAATTGCATCTGAAATCTGGTCATCCCGACCATAGAACATTGTTACAAAGGAGCTGTTTATCAGTCCCTTTTTTTTGTAAAAGAGGTGTACTTATTTCTTTCTAATCCTGTTTATCTATTGTAGGTGGCGTTCTCTATTGAGGACTAAGTCGAGAGATGAATTTTGATTAACCATAGAATGTGTCTGTGGTTTGGGTAGCCTCTTACCTTATCATGCTTCTCCTGAAATACAGTAGGATAACGATTATTAAAGAGAGGGCACGTTCCTCTATACGTTGAGGGCATCACTTTAATCATTCCTTTTAGTCCTTTTTCATCGCATAAAGCCCCAGCATGCATGTTGCGGAGGCTGAACATGTACGGTGCGGGGGCTTAGCACAAATCGTAAGGATGGTTTATAACCCTTCAAAAAGTTCTGTTGCGTTCGTATAGGGACAGGTTGTCAGCGTGTTACGCTATAATGTAAAGGAGGGAAAGTAGGGGTTACCTTCCCACTGTCCTCACCTCTTACCTTAGACAGAAGGGTGTTTATTCGAATTTTATAGATTTGATAAGTTCGGTGATATAACCGACAGATACACCATTGTCGAAGGCAGATATGATACAACCCTTCTCTTTCTTCTTATCAATAAGGATACAGTAACGCCAGAAGATAGTTTCTCCTTTTTTCTCAATCTTCCTGATACGGTATGTACAAGTATTACCATTAATCTTCTCCTCACCCTCTGCAATCAGTTGAGGAGAAACGTCATCGAAACTTTTGAGTATTCCTTTTTCCCAACTCCAATAAACTTTTTCAGTATATTCATCAGATAAATAGAATGCAGTTAGGCCCGTACCACCAACGTATTTATTGTGTAATTCGAACAAAGGCTCGATAGGTAACTTTTCTTTAGGCTGTTGTCTATTACAGGTGAAACCTTTTGGAATTGTAAAGATAAACACTCCATTG